AGTAACTGAGCACAAAATTACGCCGGGTGTCGAGTACGCATTTGAAATCGCTAAAGGAATGGGAATCTCTAAGGCTCTACGCGAAAACGAAAAGCAGACGGATATTTTCTGGCTAGCTTGGGAATGTTTGCGTAGAGCTAACGTAACCGTACCTACCTTTGGAATTGAGTTTATCGATACGTTAGACACCGTCGAGGTGTTAGACGAATCAAAAAACTAATAGGGCGCGATAGTTTTCTTTACACGATCGCTAGCCTTTCGGTTGAAACCGGAATCGCGCCTAAAGAGTTTGTAGATATGGATCCGGAAATGTTAAGAGCAATTATCCAAGTATTACAAGATAGAGCAAAGGAGTTAAAAAATGCCAGTAAGCGTATTAGGCGTTGAAGACGTCCTTAAAGGTATTAGCTTTATCGATGAAGATATGTACTCGAGGATCCGTACAGCTATAAAGCCATTAATGCAACAGGTCGAAGGTAGAGCTAAAGGCTACGTCGCTAATAACTCAGAAGTTTTATCAGGCTGGACTAAGCCAATATCTTCTAATGTTGCATACCGGCCATTTCCTAAGTACGACGCCGCTACTGTTAAAGGTGGCATCGGATACAAAGAAGGACAAAACAGATTATTTAAAAACGGCTTTCAGGTTGAAAACTACGTCTATAACGTAAGCGCCGCTGGTCGAATCTATGAAACTGCCGGACGCGTAAACCCAGACGGCCGGGCTCCGGTTATGAGTACCACGCTAAAAGAATTAGGTAACGTACAAGGTTACGAAGGCATGAAGGGCGGAAAGAAAAGATCCACTCGAGATTACAGCTCTAATAATCCCTTTGCAGGTAATCAATTCGTTACAGCTTTAGAGCCAGTTACTTCTCAACCAAAGCTCAAAGGTATTAGAGGTGGCGGCAGAAAAACTAAAGGTAGATTAATTTACAAGGCTTGGGCCAAAGATAGCCCAAAGGTGTATCAAGCAATACTAGACGCTATTAATGCCACTGCTATAGATTTTAATAAGGCTACAGAAGTAAAGAAGGCCGCCTAGTGGCTAACGTAGTCGTATCCGCCTTAGCTACTTGGAATGGTAGAGCTCTTAAGAACGGCCAAAAGGACGTATCCTCATTTGATAAATCGGTTAAGGCTTTAGGTCGTACCTTTGGCGTAACCTTTAGCGCCGCCGCCCTAATTAACTTTAGTAAGAAGGCCGTTAGCGCTTTCGCGGCAGATCAAAAGGCGGCTAAGTCTTTAGAGGTACAGTTAAAGAATACTGGTAATGAGTTTTCAGCTCCAGCAGTAGAGATGTACATAGCAAACCTACAGAAAATATCAGGCGTATTAGATGATGAATTACGTCCAGCCTTTCAATCATTATTAACAGTTACTAAGTCTGTCGAGTTGAGCCAGTATGGATTAAACACTGCTCTAGAAGTAAGTGCGGGTACTGGCGCTTCTGTATTAGAAGTTAGTAGGGCTATCGCTAAAGGCTTTGCCGGTCAGACCAAAGCTCTTAAAACCCTGGTACCCGGCCTAGATGAAGCCGCTTTAAAAACTGGCGATATGGAAGCAATACTTAAACAATTAAATAAATTATTTGCTGGACAAGCCGCCGCACGTCTAACTACCTACGCTGGCAAGATGGATCTATTAAAGGTAGCAAGTGCTAACGCTACTGAAATCATAGGCGAAGGTTTAGTAAATGCTTTAACAGAATTAAGCAAAGATAAAAGCATAGCCAACCTTGCCGACAGCATGGAAAATCTAGCTACTAATACAGCGGCCGCTATAACTGAACTTGGTAAAGTTATTGGCAAGATTACTCAATTAACTAGTAATCCATCATTTAAAGCCGCTCTAATCTTTGCCGCTTTATTAACTAAGAATCCTAAAGTAGTAACCGGTACCTTAGCCTTTGTAGGAACCTCTGGCGCTTTGGAATTAGCCAGTAAAGATTATGGCTTAGGAGATCAAGGCGGCACACCCTTTGGACAAGCCGGGTCAGCTTCCAAATTACAAAGCGATAAAGAAAAGAAGATCTTGGCCGCGTTATTAAAATTACGTGCAGAAGAAAACGCAAAAATTAAAGCTAAGAACGATTTAGAGAAGCTCAAAGACAAATACGACTTAGAGCGTATTGGTTTAGTCGCCGCTTTAAACGGTATAACCGATGATGAAACCCGCGTACGCATAGCTGAAAAACTTGCAATATTAGACGGTAATGCCGCTAGGGCCCAAGAATATATAGCGGCAGATCAAGCTTACGATTGGCGATTACAGGAGATAAATTCTCTTAAAGAATTGACTACGGCTCAATATGCGGCGGCTAATTCAATGACTACTTTAGCGGATTGGGTATCTTATCGAGCAGGTGAAAGAGCTAGTCCACTTAGTAGCGTGCCTATGTCAAACCCCACCGCTGGTACCCCTGTAAGTAATGTACCAAGTGGCGGTATCACAATGCCAAGCGCTGTATTAAATACTCAAAACTCCGATTGGTTAGCTTATAGAGCTGGCGAGCGTGGCGATATCAACATAAACGTAGCAGGTTCATTATTAACAGATCAAGATTTAACCGACACTATCCAGCGCACGATATTACAAATCAATAAGCAAGGCCGTGGCACTACCCCAGCCGGCGGGTTATCAGGTGGTACATAATGGCCGTGCCAACAGTGAACGCATTTATCAATTTTTCAACTTCTCCTATTTTTGCTCAAGCTATGATTTTAGATCAAGGCATACTGGGCACTAACGTACTAGCTGATAATGCCGCCGTTATAGTCGATGTATCTAACCAAGTGGACTACATAAAAACTCAACGTGGCAGAAGCGCCTTAGTAGATGAATTTCAGACCGGTACTTTAACTTTACGGATCTTGGATCAAAACGGAGATTTTAATCCTCAAAATCCAGCTAGTCCTTATTATGAGCTATTAGATCCGATGCGTAAGGTGCAGATAACCGCAACCTATAACGGTGTTACCTACCCTATCTTCGCTGGCTTTATTACTAGCTACGTAACTACTTATCCTAAAGAAGATGTAAACGCTGTTACATATACAACTATTCAAGCTGTCGATGCTTTTAGATTAGCTCAAAATGCCCAGATCTCTAACGTTGCAGGTAGCACCGCTGGCGACTTATCCGGCACTAGGTTTAATCAAATCCTAGATGAGATCTCATGGCCCGAATCAATGCGCGACGTAGATGCAGGTTTAACTACTTTGCAAGATGATCCCGGTACTACGCGTACTTCTTTAAGTGCTCTAGTAACTGTAACCCAAAGTGAGTACGGAGCCTTCTATATAGATGCGTCGGGCTCTTTCGTATTTCAAGATAGAAGCGTTACCGTAGGTTCGGCTGGCGGTACTCCTACAGTGTTTTCAGATACCGGCTCTGGGATCTATTACCAGAATGTATCGTGGATCTTAAACGATGTTTTAGTATTTAATAAGGCAACTATTTCAGCTACAGGATTAACCGCTCAAGTGGCAACTAATTCAGCTTCTATAGAAAAGTATTTCTTGCACTCCTATTATTTAGATGGCTTATTAATGCAAACCGAGCAAGTAGCACTGGATTACGCACGTGCCTACGTCGCCTCTAGAGCCGAAACTTCCGTTAGATGCGAGTTTATCGAGCTCGATCTTTATACACCTAATTACAATACTGGAATAGTAGCGGCCCTAGATCTGGACTTCTTCGATCCGATAACAGTAATTACTACTCAACCGGGCGGATCTATTTTAGAAAAGACTTTACAAATATTCGGAGTAAGTAACGTAATTACTCCTAATAGTTTTAAAGTTATGTTTACTACTTTAGAGCCTGTAATAGATGGCTTCATTATTGGCAACGTAAATTACGGTGTCTTAAATCAAAACTCACTAAGTTACTAAGGAGAAGATATGAGTGCTGGACAAGGTTTTAAAACCTTTGCTACTGGAGATGTATTAACCGCTAGCGATGTAAACGGTTACTTAATGCAAGGTATATGGGTGTTTGCTAGCACTGCCGCCAGAGATGCGGCCGTAACAGCTCCAGCCGAAGGTAATTTCGCTTTTACTAAAGATACTAATAGTTTGTGGTATTACGATGGAGCGGCTTGGGTAGCTTCAGGTGCTACCGGTGATATTGAAGGCATAACCGCTGGAATAGGAATTAGCGGTGGCGGCACTTCTGGCACTGTAACCGTTACTAACTCAATGGCAACCGCTATCGACGCTAAAGGTGATTTAGTCGTAGGTACTGGGGCAGATACTTTTAGTAGATTAGCGGCCGGGACTAATACTTATATTTTAACTGCCGATAGCACCCAAGCTACGGGGTTAAAATGGGCCGCTCCTTCTGGCGGTGGTGGCGACTTTGTGAAAATTACTTCAGGTAGTTTCAGTGCACAATCTAGCGTAAGTATCAACGGAGTTTTTACCAGTACTTACACTACTTACATGGCAATTATTGAATCCGATGGATCAGTTAATGGCGCAGATTTACAATCACAATTTACTTATGCTGGACCAACTACTGAAACCGCAGGTTATTATGGCGCAGGTCAAAAATATAAATATGATGACACTTTGAGCGGATATGGATTTCAAAACGCTACACAGGCTACTATTGATAACAATTTAAATCCTTCTAGTTTTGGAACTTATACAATTTATTTTAAAAATGTTGGTAACACTTCTGAATATGCTTCATACTATGGTTTTGGTATGAGTGATGACGCTAAAGCAACTTTATTGTTTACAAACTGGCAAGTTACAGCACGAAATTATACTGGGTTTTTATTGAAACCAAGCTCAGGAAATATAACTGGCACTTATGCTATCTATGGATTGGCGAACTAATGACTAACGAAACTAAACTAGTACACAATGTAGAAACTGGCGATATTGCAATTGTTGAATTAACAGACAAAGAGCAAGAAACTAGAAACGCAGAAAGCCAAGCAAGTTTAAATGCAAAGGCTAAAAAAATTGCAGACGCTCAGGAATTGAGATTAACGAAAATATCTGCATATGAAAAACTAGGTTTGACAGCAACGGAAATTGAGGCTTTATTGCCAACGCCTGTTGAACCTATCGTAGGGTTAATTTAATTACGAAATGACCCTATTCTCCAGTAATGGCTGGGTAGCTTCTAAAGATCCTAAAGAGATCGGAATAAAGAGCTACCTAGTACCGGGCACAAAGATTAAATTACGGTGCGCCGACGTAATCGCTCCCCTATTAGTTACCTTTGCCGCTGAGTTTAACGAACATATAGAGCCAATAGAAGGCGGTGGCCTAGATGATTGGGGCTACTGTTTTAGACAAGTTAGGGGCGCTACCGACAAGCTGAGTAATCACTCATCGGGTACAGCTATAGACCTTAATGCAACTAAACACCCGCTAGGAGCAGTAGGCACTTTTACACCGATGCAAACAGTTTTAATACAGGCTCTATCTAAAAAGTACGGCCTTAAATGGGGCGGAGATTACAAAAACCGTAAGGACGAAATGCACTGGGAAATAGATTTAACGCCAGAGAAGGCCTCTGCGTTAATAATCAAGTTAGGACTAAAACATGAACTATAAGCAAGTGTTTTTATCATGGCTTAGGGCTTCGCTAGCTTCGGCTGGCGCTTTATTTATGGCGGGAACTACTGACCCTAAAACTTTGGGTTATGCCGCTATCTCTGGATTTATCGGTCCAGTGTTGAAGTATTTAGATACTTCAGCTACTGAGTTTGGCCGAACTAAGTAACTAAATGAAATGGCTAGTAGGGTTATTATTTTTATCAGTAACCCTAACTAGCTGTGGCTATCAAGGGTGGATACGTTATGAATGTCAGGAGTACGCCAACTGGGAAAATCCAGAATGTAAGGCGCCAGAGTGTAAGGTTACCGGTACATGCACGGCCGATATTCT